GACATTCGTGAGATGCTTTTGCAACTCAAGACTGGCCTAAAAGATCCGGAGAAGGTACCCATCATTGATGTTTTGAAGAAATGTTTTATGGTGGCCACCCTTGTAGGGTTACGGGATGTCAACGAGACCCGCGACAGCGGTTGTCTCACGGACATTTTCCGTGCATGGGATCGCCAATCCCTGCGAATGACCAAATTCGATTTGGTTGATTGTGCGATTGATATCGCACTTTTCACTCATGAATTGGTCACGATGGTGGAGTCTGGCGCTCCCCTTTCATCCATTCTTATGCCTCGAACCGTAGCTACCCGGCTTGCCAAATTGGAAGCTCTCATAGGTAAGTTCAAGGCAGGAAACATAAATCCTGAAGAGGATGATATGGACATGGATGAGTATCGCGGTTCCGTGATACGGTTGAAGTGCGAAGCTAGTACAGCCCTTGCACAATCAACAAATAGGTCGTTTTCTGAGATAGAAGCAGCCCAACGCGTCTATACCGGCACTCTAAAACTGTACACTACAGTGAAGATGTGCGGTATGAATATGGCTCCCCGAGCCGCCGCGTTTGGTCTCATGATCTACGGAGAAACTTCCGTCGGAAAGACGACCGTCATGTACGCTGCAGCAGCGTACCTTGGATCCCTATGCGGGTTTCCTGCTGACCCTAAGCGTAACTTCTACAATAAGAGTCAGAAGGATGCTTTTGCATCGGGATACACCAAGACTACCAATATTCTGGCATTTGATGATGCCGGAAATGCGGTGGAAGGCCATCTGATGGAGGAATCCATTGAGGAGATGAGCAATGTAGCAAAATTCTCCGTTCAGGCCGACTTGGATCTCAAGGGTGTCTTGCCTTACGATTTCGATATGGGAATTGGCACGACTAACCATTGGGATGCCCGTGTGAAGAAATTCTCTACGGCTCCTGGTTCCATTTTACGTCGATTCACTTGGATCGAGGTGACTTGTCCGGGAAACGCCAACGGACGTTTCGATCACACGAAGGTGTACAACTCTGATGGATCATACAACGATCAGCATGTAGTTCAAGAATACACCTTCTCGTTCCCAAACACAACTTCAAAGATTTACACTAAGGAGTTAATTGGGGAACCGATGCCACTGATGGAGTGGTTGGAACTCCGTGCCGGTCCCAAAATTCAAGATTGGAGACTCGGACAGGAAAAGTATTTGAAGACAATGGGTAACACTAACATCTTCTCCTGCTGTCCTCATGGAAGAGTTCTGGCTACATGCATGGAATGCCGAGAATCTGAGAAGCTTGCGGAAGCTCGCGAGAAGCAGTTTTCTCTTGCTATTCCCAGATGGCTTGCGACGGGTTGTAGCATTTACGCAAATGCTTCAATCCCCATTTTCGATAGGATCTTTGATAGAACCCCCGGCTTCATCGCCCGGTGTGCGTCGGAGAGTGCCTGGAACGGTTTGATGGCCGTCGCCAAACAGTCATGGTTGGAAGTATCTATACGTCTAGCGCCGTTTGGTGTTTTGTGGCATTGTTTTCTTTACCTCGTGTACTGCCAACCTAAAAATTGGTTGACTGGGGTGTGTATTCTTGTCGCCATCGCCGCCTTTTCTCTCTGGAGTTTGAGAAAGGCGTGTCGCTCTTATGTAGCGTACACAATCGAGAGTAGCCTGCGTGGCCCTTCCGGCTTGTACGCTGCGTTTACTGTGGGTCAACTTGGCTTTTTGTATGCATTTTCTCGTAGAATTTTGCAGCAGACAGCCGTGGATCATCAGTCTCTTGCTGCCACTCCAGAGGCACAACAAGCGCGGTGCGCGGAAGTCAACCATTGGCTGGGTTCTGTTGAGCCCGCGCCTTGCGTTAGCGTTGCCGGAAAGGTCCGCACAATGACGCATAACCAGGTGTTAGCACTTATACAGAAATGCATTGGTCGCCTATCATACCTGGAAAACGGTTTGGCTATTAGCACGTCGTACACTCGTATCTCGCCACGAGAGTTGATTGTACCTGCGCATTTCGCTACGCGCTTGAAAGCGTTCAATGCGGATGTTCGTGTGAATGTCCTTCGGTCGAACAAAAATTCGACCATGATTCCGTATACGGCGGTTGTCGATGAATTTCGTTTTCACGAAATTGGTGATCTTTGTATTATGGTAATGTCGGAAGGACCACCAGGACCCCATTTGAGAGATCTCGTCTGCGAGACTCTCCCACGGCGGAACGTTTCCGCCACTTTACTTCGCTGTTCCAAAGAGGGAGAAAAGAGTTTGACAGTCTACGCTGACTGTATGCCTACGAATGCTCCCTCGGACACGCGTGTGGATTCACCCCATGCACCGGGTATCCTCTACGCCTTTTTAGGTAATGGAGATGCAACGGAAGCGGGTGATTGTGGTTCCCCCCTTGTTTCTAATGAGTTTCCACATGTTATTTTAGGATTTCATGTCGGAGGGGGAGCTACACACGGTCTTGCCCACGTTGGCGGGCTCTCGAAATTCAATTCTAGTGAGTCCGCTCTGGTGGGTAGGATCAGTAAGCAGAGTTTTGAACCTCTGCCCATTGCCGATTACATGGAGACGGAGTCAATTGAAGGGATTTCAATAAAACCTTTGTCTGCGGAACCTGGTGAACGGAGCCCTATGCGGTTTCTTCCTGTGGATGCCAACGCGCCTCATGCGTATGTTTGTGCATCGGAAGTGCCTCCACGCGCCCCAAAATCTGAAGTTCGCATTACTTGCGTCTCGTCATCTTTGGAAGATTTCGGGATACCTTGCAAGTATGAACGACCGAAGATTAACGCCAACCGCAATGGCGCCGCGTATATCCATTATGCTTTGTCACCTTTAGCACCTATAGCTCCCAGTTTGTTGAGGAGGGTGGTGAAGGAATACATTGCAACGGGTATTCACGGTATGAGGAATTACACACCTGGTCCTTTATACCGCGACATTAGTGTCGCGTTGAACGGGATTAAGGGTGATAAATTCTCAAAACCCATGAAGCTGAAGACAGCCGCAGGCGTGTATTTACCTGGTAAGAAGGAAAAGTATGTGCAAATTGATGTCGACAGTGAAGGGGGACATACCATACACCCAACTACGCTTTTGAAAGATCGCGTTGAGTACATGATGGATAACTACGTTCAAGGAAGGCAATGCTCTCCTATTGTAAGGGCTGCCTGTAAGGACGAACCTGTCATGAAGGAGGAATATGCTGGAAAGAAGAAGATTGTCCGGCAATTCATGGTTTGTCCCATGGAATTCCTGGTAGTCGGCAGGATGCTTCTAGCCGAATTAGTGAAAGCGTTCCTACTCCATCCGTTTGTTTTCGGAATGGTACAAGGAACCAACACTATCACAGGAGATTGGACCGAGCTGAAGGATTACTTCCTTGATGATTTTGAAAACATCATTGAAGGTGATTATAGCAAGTACGATGTTCGCATGAGCGCTCAGCTCATCCGTGCGGTCGGATCTATCTTCGCTCAGTTCGCTCTAAGCTTTGGCGCAGAAGGTTGGCATGTACGTGCCATCCAAACTTATTTCGAGGATTTAGCCGTAAAACACATCAGTATCGCCGGCGTTTTCGTAGGAATAAGTGGTTGGAACACATCAGGTCACGGTGTCACCATCGAGGCCAATGGAATCATGAATAAGTTGATTTACATGTGTGCGTATTATCACACCGCCGATACGTTGCATTTTGACAAGGTGCCTCAGTTCGACCAGGTTGTACGCATGATGTACATGGGCGATGATTCCGCGGGCAAATCTTATGTCCCGTGGTTCAATATGCATTCCATGGAAGTGTTCTGTACGGCTCACAATATGCCGTACACTCTAGGTGATAAAGGAGAAATTTCTGCGGAAAAACCTTTCCTAGAGGATGGAAAGAATGTCGTCTTCTGTAAAAGGAGGTGGCGTTGGGTTCCACGTCGG